TTTGGACTGGAAACCAGTAGCTGTTATATCAAAGTTTGTAGACATAGTTGTAAACGGCATGTCTAACAAGTTGTATGATATAACTACTTTTGCTCAAGATCCTTTCTCTACAAAAAGTAGAACAGACTACGCTGCTGCTGTAGAAAGAGATATGAACACTAAGGAAGCGTTGCAAAACATACAGCAAAATTTAGGTATGGATTTTTCTGCAACTGGAGATTTAGAAGCTTTGCCTCAAAGTAAAGAAGAGCTTGATATTCACATGCAAATGACTTACAAGCAGAACGTTGAAATAGCTGAAGAAGAGGTTATTAACAATGTATTAAGTGCTAATAAGTATGATCAAACAAAAAGAAGAATAGCTTATGACTTAACAGTTTTAGGTATAGGAGCTTCAAAAACAAGATTTGATGAGTCTGAAGGAATAAAAATAGAATACGTTGACCCAGCTCGTATAGTTTACTCGTATACAGAAGACCCAAACTTTGAAGACATATACTATGTAGGAGAAGTTAAAGCTATAACTATAGCTGAGTTAAAAAAACAATTTCCAAATATACCAGACGAAGAACTTCAAAAAATACAAAACATGCCGGGTAATTCTCAGTATGTTACTGGCTGGGCGAACTATGATCAGAACACTGTGCAAGTAATGTACTTTGAATACAAAACTTATATTGATCAAGTATTTAAAATAAAGAAAACAGATCAAGGTTTAGAAAAGACATTAGAAAAACCAGACACATTTAATCCGCCAGAAAACGACAACTTCGATAGAGTTTCTAGGTCTATAGAAGTTTTATACACTGGTGCTAAAGTTCTTGGTAATAATTACATGCTGGAGTGGAAGATGGCAGAGAATATGACCAGACCTACAGCTGATACAACTAAAGTAGATATGAATTACTGTATATCTGCACCTAGAATGTATAAAGGTCGTATAGAATCTTTAGTGAGTAAAATTACTGGATTTGCTGATATGATTCAATTAACACATTTAAAGCTACAGCAAGTAATGTCTAGAATAGTACCAGACGGTGTGTTTTTAGATATGGATGGATTAGCTGAAGTTGATTTAGGTAATGGCACAAACTACAACCCAGCAGAAGCTTTAAATATGTACTTTCAAACAGGTTCTATTGTTGGTAGATCACTAACTCAAGATGGTGAATTAAATAGAGGTAAAGTACCTATTCAAGAATTATCATCGTCATCTGGTCAAGCTAAAATACAAAGTTTAATTGGTACATACCAATACTATCTACAAATGATAAGAGATGTTACTGGTTTAAACGAGGCAAGAGATGGTAGTGCTCCAGATAAAGATGCTTTACTTGGATTACAAAAAATGGCGGCCAATGCCTCTAATACAGCTACAAAGCATTTATTAGAGTCGTTGTTGTACTTAACAGTTAGAACATGTGAAAATATAAGTTTAAAAGTTGCTGATTTAATACAAAATCCTTTAACTGAAAACTCATTAATAAACTCTATAAGTACATTTAATGTTAAAACGTTAGAAGAATTAATGAATCTACAGCTACATGATTTTGGTATTTATATACAGCTAGAGCCTGAAGAAGAAGAAAAAGCCTTGTTAGAACAAAACATACAAATGGCTTTACAAACAGGTGCTATTGCTTTGTCAGATGCTATTGACATTAGAGAGATTAAAAATAGTAAACTAGCTAATCAGTTTATAAAACTTAGACAAACTCAAAAACTACAAAGAGAGCAAGAACAGCAACAAGCTAATATTCAAGCGCAGGCTCAAGCTAACGCAGAGTCTGCAGAAAAAGCAGCTATGTTTGAAGTTCAAAAACAACAAGCTTTAACTCAGGAAAAAGTAAGTATAGAGCAAGCTAAATCTCAGTTTGAAATACAAAGAATGGAAGCTGAAGCTCAAATAAAAAGAGAGTTAATGGCTGAAGAGTTTAATTATCAAATGCAATTAGCTCAAGCAACTGCAAAAGTTCAACAGCAAAAAGAAAGTGAAATAGAAGATAGAAAAGATAAAAGAGTAAAAATACAAGGAACTCAACAATCTGAATTAATAAATCAAAGACAAAACGATTTACTACCTACTAATTTTGAGTCTGCTGGAAACGATAATCTAGATGGTTTTGGACTAGAGCAGTTTACACCTAGATAAGATTACAAACAATTATTTAATTATATTATATTATGTCAGAAACAAAAACAAATGAACCTGTTAAACAGGAAGGTGATTTTAGTTTGAAAGGAAAATCTAAAAAACCAAAACAATTATCAAAGCAAAACAACGAGATAACTAAGGTTAGTTTAAAAGAACCATTAGTTAATCTTGAGCCAGATGTAACAAAGGTAGTTATACCAAAAGAAGAAAACAATGCCATTCAAGAACAAAGCACAGAGAGCAGCGTGTTACTCGAAGAACAGCCTAAAGTGGGACTGCAAGAAGTGGGACAAGGAAACGAAGAACCCGCTGAAGATGATAAAGCGCAATTGCCGATCCAAGAGGTAACTAATGAAGAAAAACAAGAAATAGCTAAAGTAGTTAAAGAAGCTGTTAGAGATGAAAAAATATTAGGAAAACCTTTACCTGAAAACATCGAAAAATTAGTTTCTTTTATGGAAGAGACTGGTGGAACAATAGATGACTACGTTAGGTTAAACACAGACTACTCAAGCGTAAGTGAAGACGCTTTAATTAAAGAATATTATAAAAAAACAAAACCTTATCTAGAATCTGAAGACATTGATTTAATGTTAGAAGATTATACTTATGACGAAGAGCTAGATGAGGATAGAGATATACGCAAAAAGAAAATTGCGTACAAAGAAGAAGTTGCAAAAGCTAAAAACTTTTTGGAAGAAACCAAGAGTAAATATTACGACGAAATCAAGTTGAGACCCGGCGTAACTCAGGAACAACAAAAAGCTATGGATTTTTTCAACCGTTACAATGAAGATCAAGAAACAGCTAACAGACAGCATGAAGATTTTAAATCTCAAACTGATGACTATTTCAATAACGAATTCAAAGGTTTTGAATTTGATGTTAGTGGAAAAAAGTTTAGGTACGGAGTACAGGATCCAAGTAAAGTCGCAGAAGACCAGTCTAACATTAACAACTTTGTAGGAAAGTTTCTAAACAAAGAAGGTAAAGTAACAGACGCTAAAGGTTATCATAAAGCTTTGTTTATGGCATCTAATGCAGACACTATTATTAATCACTTTTACGAGCAAGGTAAATCAGACGCTACTAAAGATATTATAAGTAAGTCTAAAAATCCTAGCACACAACCTAGACAGGCACAACAAGGTGAGTTTATAAATGGTTTAAAAGTTAGATCTATAAGCGGTCAAGATTCTTCAAAATTAAGAATAAAAACAAAAAAATTTAACTAAAAAATTATTATTATGAGTTTAACTCCTCAATTTGGTGGTTTAATCCCTTCGCAGGCGCAAGAGATTTTAAACAGTAACTACCTACAATTTAACAGTAATGCAGCTGGAGCGCAGAACACAAACAGTTTTGCTCAGCAGTATTTACCAGAAATTTATGAACAAGAAGTAGAGCGTTATGGAAACAGAACGTTATCTGGATTCTTAAGAATGGTTGGCGCTGAAATGCCAATGACTTCTGATCAAGTAATTTGGTCTGAACAAAATAGACTACATATATCTTATCAAGGTGTTGGAGTAGCAAATGCTGCTGGTACGACTAGTACTATTACATTATTCGCTCCTGGAGCAGCTGGATTACAGAATGTTATCTCAATAAATGATACTATTGTGTTTTTAAATCCTGCAACAGGAGAAGAAAGCAAAGCATTAGTAACTGATTCTGGAGCTTACGCTGGATCTGGTCTTGCTGCTGGAGCAATCGTTGTACAACCTTTTGATAATGTTCAAATTGGAGCAGCACTTGCAGCAGTTGGATGTAAGGTGTTTGTATACGGTTCTCAATACCAGAAAGGTCAAAGCATGAATGGTGCTTTTGCTGTAGCTGGAGCTAATCAAGCGCGTATATCTGTTGATCCTCAATTGACTCAATATTCTAACTCTCCTATCATATTAAGAAGCCAATACGTAGTAAATGGTTCTGATATGGCACAAATTGGATGGGTAGAAGTTGCAACTGAAGATGGAACATCAGGATACTTATGGTATTTAAAAGCTGAATCTGAGACTAGATTACGTTTTGAAGACTATTTAGAAATGAGTATGGTAGAAGCTGAGTATAATCAACTACCTGCTGTACCTACTACATCTCCAGGATCTGAAGGTTTATTTGCTGCTATTCAATCACGTGGAAACGTAGAAGTAGGATTTACTGCTGCTGCTGGTTTAGACGAGTTTGATGCTATCTTGAAAAACTTAGATACTCAAGGAGCTATTGAAGAGAACATGTTATTTTTACAAAGACAAACAGCTTTGGATTTTGACGATATGTTAGCTTCTATTTCTGGCGGATATGCTGGAGGTACTGCTTTTGGATTATTTGAAAACTCTGAAGAAATGGCTTTAAATTTAGGTTTCTCTGGATTTAGAAGAGGTTCTTACGACTTCTACAAGACTGACTGGAAATACTTAAACGATGCATCTACGCGTGGAGGAATCAATGGTATAAACTCTGTTGAAGGAGTATTAGTACCTGCTGGAACTTCTACAGTTTATGATCAAGTATTAGGAACTAACATCAGAAGACCTTTCTTACACGTAAGATATAGAGCTTCTCAATCAGATGATAGAAGAATGAAATCTTGGTTAACTGGTTCTGCCGGTGGTGCTGCGACATCTACTTTAGATGCTATGGAAGTAAACTTCCTATCTGAAAGATGTTTGATCACTCAAGCTGCTAACAACTTTGTATTATTCAAAGGAATCTAAGGATTCAAAATTAATGTAATATTACCCTCGTAATAACTACGGGGGTAATTATTACTTTTATACGACGATAGCCTACTACTATTAATATATACTAGCTATTGTCACACTTACAAATTATTTAATTATATTATATTATGGCTGCAAAAAAAGCACCAGCAAAGAAAGTTGAGGTTGCTCCTCAGCAAGAAGTAGTGGTAGAAACCCCTACGAAAAAACAACCAACAAAACCAAGTTGGGAAATAAAAGATAGAGTATACTATTTAAAAGGTAATAAATCACCTTTAACTTTAACAATACCAGGTAAACATACAAAGAAACATTCTTTGTTATATTTTGATTCTAAAACTGGAAAGCAAAGAGAAATAAGATATGCTACAAATCAAGACTCACCATTAGTTGATGAGCAAAAAGGAGAATGCACTTTAGGTCACATTAGATTTTCAGATGGAACTTTAAAAGTTAGCAAAGAACAAAAAAACTTACAACTATTGTTAAGCCTGTATCATCCTTTAAAAGGAAAATTATACGAAGAGTTTAGCGCTGTTGAACAAGCTGAAGATGATTTAGATATTTTATTCTTACAAAACGATGCTGTAAACGCGGCTAGAGATATAGATATTGACCAGGCTGAAGCAATAATGAGAGTTGAAATTGGATCTGAGGTTGGTAACATGAGTTCTAAGGAGCTTAAAAGAGACTTGCTTATGTTTGCTAGAAGAAATCCTGCTTTGTTTATAGAACTTGCTAATGATGAAAATGTACATCTTAGGAATGTAGCTATTAGAGCTCAAGAAGCTGGAATAATAGTTTTATCACAAGATCAAAGAACATTCACTTGGGGATCTAATGGAAGAAAACTAATGACAGTTCCTTTCGATGAAAATCCTTATTCTGCTATGGCTGCTTATTTTAAGACCGATGAGGGTGTTGAAGTATTCAGATCTGTAGAGAAAAACTTAGATTAACATGTAATGATATAATATACCGGCTGCATTAAGTGGTCGGTTATATTATAATAAAAAAAACAAAATAATGGCTATAAACGTAGATTTAGTTTATAAAACTGTGTTGCTAATACTTAATCAGCAACAAAGAGGGTACATAACTCCAGACGAATTTAATAAAGTTGGTAATCAAGTTCAGTTAGGTATATTTGAAAAATATATGAGCGATCTTAACCAGCAACTACGTATACCAGAAAACGATAGCGAATATGCTAACAGAGTAAAAAATCTAGAAGAAAAGCTAGATATTTTTAAAAGAATAGGTACAGCAACTTTTGCTACGCCTTATTTTAACTTACCAACAACTTCCACTACTGCAACATCTACTCAAACATTTACAGTACCGGCTTTACCAAATCCAGCTACAAATACAATATATAATGTAACTAACTGGTCTCCTTCACAATCACAAAATGCTTTAATTAAAGTTTTTAAAAATGGAGTACTACAAACATCTCCAGCACAATATTCTTTTAACACAACATCAAATAACATAACTTTTGTTACTGCTCCTGCTATTAATGATATTATAATAGCGGAATTATATCCATCTGATTTTTACAGACTAGGTACAGTTATATACAAAAATGATACCTTAGTTCAAATGGTAGAACGTAATGAATTTTATTTAATTCAAAGATCGCCATTAACAGCGGCTACAAAAGTTCAACCTATATTTTTATATGAAGATGAAAAGCTACAAGTTTTTCCTACAACTATAACTTCTGATATCAGTGTTTCTTATATAAAGAAACCTAATCAACCACAATGGGGATATTCTATTGGATCTTTAGGTCAATTCTTATATAATCCATCATCATCTACAAATTTTGAACTTCATGTATCAGAGCAAGTAGATCTAATAACAGGTATATTATTGTACTCAGGAGTTATAATACAAGATCCTACTATAATACAAGTAGCATCGCAACAAATACAACAAGAAGACATAAACGAAAAATCATAATAACACATGGGATTAATAACTGAAAGTAATCAGCAGTACTATGCAGGCTCTCAAAGGTTTCTATCTGCAGCCGGTCTTGGCCAGTCATTTACAACTACATTTGATACTGAGTTAGTTTTAGGTAGCAGTGATCCTTTACAAACTAACTATGCTTTAAATAATTTTAAACTATATACCGCTGCACCAGGTGTTTTAACATATACCGAGTACGTGTTACCATACACAGTTGCTAATAACGTAATAACTATAGATGGAAACTTAGCAGCTAATACAAGTATAGTAGTTCAATTAAAATCTTTAAACGGAGGTCAATACGGGAACAGAGATGCTTTTGGTCAAGCTGTTGAAGACAATTACGATAGTTATTCTTATATAAAACTTAGAGATATTATAAATAACTTTCAGGTAGCTTATGTAGGTACTGGTAAATTAATACCAAGCTGCAAAAGAACCGACATTATATTTCATGCTAAAAGAGGTTTACAGGAATTTAGTTATGATACATTAAATAGTATAAAGTCTCAAGAGTTAAACATCCCTCCTAGTTTAAGCGTTGTTATACCTCAAGACTATGTAAATTATGTTAAGATGTCATGGATAGATCATTTAGGTGTAAAAAGACCTATATATCCAGCTAACAATTTAACTATAAATCCTTTTTCAACACCATTACAAGATAATTTAGGCTTACCTACCCAAGATAATTTTGGCGAAAATCTAGAAGGAACTTCAATAACAGAAGAAAGATGGGCTAAGGCTAATGATAACTTAATAAACGGTAGGGAAATTATTGACAATGCTTATATTGCTTTTGATGCTTATGGTAGATTTAATGGAATAGACGGAGCTCTTGGTCAACAGTATGGGTTAGATCCTCAATATTCCCAAATCAACGGATGGTTTGGTATAAATCACAGAGAAGGAAAGTTTTCTTTTTCAAGTAACTTAGCTAATAAGTTGATAGTGTTGGAATACATTTCTGATGGATTAGCTTACGATGAAGACACTAAAGTACCAAAGATGGCTGAAGAAGCCTTATATGCTCATATAAGCCACGCTATTGTAGCTTCCAGAATAAATCAACCTGAATATATAGTTAGAAGATTAAAGCAAGAAAGAAGCTCTAAATTAAGAAATGCTAAAATAAGATTATCAAACATTAAGCTTGACGAAATAGTTCAAACAATGAGAGGTAAATCTAAATGGATTAAACACTAAAATTAAATGGCTGAAGTTAAAAATACTTTTCTTAAGGGGAAAATGAACCAAGATCTTGACTCTCGTATTGTGCCTAATGGTGAATATAGAGAAGCTAGAAACTTATCTATAAGTAGATCAGAAGGGTCTACAGTGGGTGAGTTTGAAAATGTTTTAGGTAATATAGCTATATCTAGTTTAACCTCCATAGGAGCGCCTGCTACAACAGAAATAATTGGTAAACTTATTGATGAGAATTCAAACATGGCTTACTTTATGGCTACTGATTGGAATCCAGGTGATGAATCTAGGGCTCCAGGAACAGCTAAGTGTTATATAGTAAGTGTAGACCTGTCTTCAACAAACCCCCCTTTAATACTGGTTCAAGGTAGTTTTTTAAATTTTAATCAAGGGTACATAATAACTGGTATAAATTTAATTGAAAATTTATTGTTTTGGACAGACAATTTAAACCAACCAAGAAAAATAAATGTTTCTTTAGCAACTAGTAATTCATCTCATTACACAACAGAAGATCAAATATCTGTAGCTAAATATGCTCCCTTTGAGCCAATACTAGCTATGGAGAGGGTGCAAACAACTTTAAATGGGGACGTTACAGCTTCCGATACTATAGTTGTAGCAGATTCTACCGGTATAAAAGTAGGTGATATTGTTACTGATAAAGTAAAACTTGGTGCACAACAAATATTAGAATTAGTTACAGTTATAGGAAAACCTGCTGTAGATCCGCTAGCTATTCCTCCTGTTGCAGCAAACACATTAACATTATCTATTCCTGTTACTATAATAGATGGTACTCCTTTAGATTTCAGCAGACCTTCTATGACTAATAAGAATAGATTATTTATGTCTAATCATTCTTCAGGTGCTGTAACAATTATTCCTTCTCCGGCTTTACCAACACCTAATCCAATAACAGCTGTATACACTATAAGCGCAACCGGAGCTGATGTTGATTTTTTATACAGCGGTAATAACGGAATACCTAAAGTAGGTGATTTAGTTAGTGGGCCAGGAATAGATCCTGATACTAGAGTTTCTTTTGTTGAGGTGCTAGACAATGACGCGGTCACACCTTCACAATCTATATCTATAAAACTAAATAAAGAAACTACAACTGCTGATTCAGATGTTATATCAATAAGCGATAACCCTGATTATGACGCTAATTGGAAAGGTGATGAAAATTTTTTAGAGGATAAGTTTGTAAGGTTTAGTTATAGGTTTAAATTTGAAGATAACGAATATTCTTTAATGGCGCCTTTTAGCCAACCTATGTTTATACCAAAACAATACAGTCAATTTGGCGGAGGCTTGTTATCTCCTACAGAAGATATGGATGACGCTTATAAATCTACTATAGTTGCTTGGTTTGAAAATAACATAAACAATATATTGCTAAGAATTCCAGTAATGGAAGATACACCAGAAAATTTAATCAGTAACTTTAAAATAACAGATATTGATATATTATATAAAGAGTCTGACGCTTTAGCGGTAAAAGTACTTGAAACAGTACAATTGTCTAATCCATCACCTACCTTTTCCTCAATAGCATTTCACGATGCTATTCACGGTATAAATACTAAATACTTTTTAGACTACGATTATAGCTCTACGAAGCCATATAAAACATTACCCAGCAATCAAGTAACTAGGGTATCAGATAGAGTTCCAGTAAGAGCTCTTGCTCAAGAAGTTATAGGTAACAGAATAGTTTATGGAAATTACTTAGACAGACACACAGGGCCGAACTCAATAGCTTTTAGCGCAAACGCTAGTAACAAATCTATAAAGTTTGATAATTATACTCAATTTCCAAAACATCAATTAAAACAAAACAGAACGTATCAAGTAGGCTTTGTACTTTCAGACAGATACGGTAGACAATCAGATGTTATTTTATCATCTTATGACAATGTTCCGGGCATATCTGGATCTACTGTTTTTAATCCTTACAACAACTTAGCCGAGCAAACCGCTACCCCAATTTTAGATTGGCTAGGAGATGCTTTAGTAGTTACTTTAAATGAAGCTGTACAGTCAACCTACAATCCAGCTACAGGAACTCCTGGTATATATTCTATTGATAATCCTTTAGGTTGGTTTTCTTACAAAATAGTAGTAAAGCAAACAGAACAAGAATATTATAATGTTTATTTACCTGGTTTTGTTAACGGCTATCCTGTTACTGAAAATAATGAAAGAAATAAAAGTTTTTTCACAACTCTTTTAGGTGACAATGTAAATAAAATACCTAGAAATCTAAAGGAAGTAGGCCCTAATGATAGAGATTTCGGAAGTGATGAAGGTCTATATATTAGAGTTAATAATCCGCTTATAAATAATAAAAGCGGTGCAATATATCCAAAAACTGAAGCATGGAACGCTCAGTACTATCCAGCTGGAATAGAGCAAGAGGTTATACAAATAGCTACAGTCAGAGACATGGAAATACAAGCTATACCTTTCAAGCCAGACGCGCAAAAAGGAGAGTATGGAGAATCTAAGATATTAAGTGTCTATGAGTATGAGA